TAAAGCAAAATCACTTACAAATATTATGAATAAAATGCACCAGACCCAGTATCGTCATGGGTTTACTGGAACATTGGATGGTATGCAAACACACAGATTAGTCTTAGAGGGTTTATTTGGTTCTGTCAATAAAGTAACATCAACAAAAGAATTAATGGAAAAGAAAACACTTGCAAAATTAAATATTAAATGTATAGTATTGCAATACCCAGATGCAGATAAAAAGTTTATGAAAGATAAAGACTATCAAGAAGAGGTAGATTTGATAGTTCGTGATGAAAGAAGAAACAAGTTTATTGTTAACTTGACAACACATTTAAAAGGCAATACACTAGTACTATTTCAATTCGTAGAAAAACATGGTTCAGTCTTACACGATATGTTTATAAATAGTGTAGACAAAGAAAGAAAAGTGTTTTACATATGGGGTGGAACAGATACATTAACAAGAGAACATATTCGTGAAATTACAGAGACACAAGATAATGCAATTATTGTCGCATCTTACGGTACGTTCTCTACTGGTATTAATATTCGTAACCTTCACAATGTCGTGTTCTCCTCACCTTCCAAAAGTAGGATTAGAGTCTTGCAATCTATTGGAAGGGGGTTGCGAACAAATAAGAATAAAGATGGAGCTACCCTTTTAGATATTGCAGATGATTTTACATGGAAATCAAGACAAAACTTCACACTAAGACACTTTATGGAACGAATAAATATATACAATGAAGAAGAGTTTGATTATGAAATCAAGAATTTACCGATAGAAAGTTAAAATATGGATATTAAAATTTTAAAACTTACAAACGGAGATGAGATTATTACTACTTTGAGTGCAGTAAAAGATAATAGTGTTGTCACTGCACACCACCCTCTAAAAATACACACATATCCTAGAGTGTCTAAACAAGGTATTGAAGAGTCTATGGCTCTATCTCGTTGGAGTGCCTTCAGTGAAAATGGTAATTGTGAAATAATTAAAAGTAACATTGTTGCAGTATCAACTGCATCTATTGGTATTGGGAAGTTTTATGACTACTGTATTCTACGAATGAAAGAGGGTAAATCTGCTCACCTTGCATCCAAAGAACCCACAGATGAACAATTACAAATGATTGAAGACGAATTACAAGAAGAACTATTTGATGAATATGATGATGAATACCTATCTAAGACTATACATTAAAGCATTATCTTCAAACCCTACATAGAGGAATATACCCTATTGTCAAGTCAAAGTCAAGTCTTTTTTGAGAAATAATTAAATTAATTTATGACTTGACTTTAACTACAACATCTGGTATATTATGTATAAATCTAACAAGGATATGGAGTCGTGACGAAAAAAACAAAACCACATTATGTAAACAACAAAGAGTTTCTAGCAGCGATGATAGAATGGAATGAGCGTTGTGTAATTGCAAAAGACAAGGGTGAATCAAATCCACCGATTACCAATTATATTGGTGAGTGTTTTTTAAAGATTGCAAACCATTTATCCTATCGTCCTAATTTTATTAATTATACTTATCGTGAAGAAATGATTAGTGATGGTATTGAGAACTGTCTACAATATGTACACAATTTCAATCCAGAGAAATCTAATAATCCATTTGCATATTTTACACAAATAATATACTATGCATTTCTTAGACGAATACAGAAAGAGAAAAAACAATCCCATGTAAAAAACAAGATTATTGAAAATATGAATGTTGATATGTTTCTCACCCAAGAAGCTAATGGAGAAGTATCTAACAATCCATATACAGAGTATCTTCAAAAGAACTATTTACCAGATGAAGATGTTTATAAACCTAAAAAGAAAAAAGATAAACCAAAAGGACTAGAATTATTTTATGATGAAGATACTACTGAAGAAGGTGATATAGATGAAAATAGCACTGATAACTGATACTCACTTCGGTGCGAGAAACGATAGCCTACCTTTCAATGAATACTTTTACAAATTCTGGGAAGATATATTTTTTCCATACATTGATAAAAGAGGTATTGACACTATCATTCATTTGGGTGATACTATGGACAGACGTAAGTTTGTTTCATATAAGATTGCAAATGATTTTCGCAGACGATTCCTTCAACCAATTATAGATAGAAATATTGACACACATATTCTTATAGGTAATCACGACACATATTATAAGAATACGAATGAGGTTAATTCTCTTGCAGAATTGATTGGTGATAAACATAAGAATATTAAATTCTATGAAGAAAACTGTACAGTAAATTTTGGTAACACACCAATATTCTTTTGTCCTTGGATTAATGCAGAAAACTATGCATCAACCATGAAGGGTATTCAAGCTACCAATGCAGATACTTGTATGGGTCACTTAGAGATAAATGGTTTTGAAATGCATAAAGGTCATTTCTCTGAGAACGGATATCCAAAAGAAGTATTTAAGAAGTTTGATACTGTATTCTCTGGACACTTTCATAAAAAGTCTGATGATGGACATATCTATTATCTTGGTAATACATACCAAATGACTTGGAGTGATGATAACTGTCCTAAAGGATTTCATATCTATGATACTGTAACAAAAGACCTTGAAAGGATTGTTAACCCATATACAATCTTTGAGAAGATATATTATGATGATACAAATACTGATTATACTAAAGTTGATGTATCACAATATAAAGATAAGTTTGTTAAACTTGTAGTAGTAAATAAGAAAGACTTATATCAGTTTGATAGATTTACTGATAGGTTGTTACAAGAACAAACTCATGAAGTAAAGATTGTTGAGGACTTTTCTGATTTAGATGCAACTAATGTATCTGATGATATTGCAGAAAATACTCAAGATACAACCACACTCTTGGATAAGTACATTGAAGAACTTGATGTTGACTTAGATAAGAAACGATTGAAAAATACTATGAAGGCTTTATACTTAGAAGCCTGTGACTTGGAGTTATAAGTTTGGTTATATTTAATACTGTAAGGTGGAAGAATTTCCTATCAACTGGAAATACTTTTACCGAAATTCAACTAGACCAAAATCCATCAACACTCGTTGTTGGTGAGAATGGTGCTGGAAAATCTACAATACTTGATGCATTGTGTTTTGTATTGTTCAATAAACCCTTCAGACAAATTAGTAAAACACAACTACTCAACTCTATCAATCAGAGAGAAGCAGAAGTAGAAGTGGAGTTCACTACACAGAATAAAAAGATTAAAATTATTCGTGGTATCAAACCTAACAAGTTTGAAATATATGTTGATGAGGTAATGATTAATCAAAATGCAAATGCAAAGGATTATCAGAAACATCTAGAACAACAAATTCTTAAATTTAATTATCGTTCATTTACACAAGTGGTTATACTTGGTAGTTCTACATTTGTACCATTTATGCAATTAAATTCAAAAGCGAGAAGAGAAGTTGTTGAAGACATTCTAGACATTAAGATATTCTCTCTAATGAACCTTGTTCTTAAAACAAAGGTAAGGGAAATAAATACGAATATTACAGATAGTAATTATGCTACTGAACTTACTAAAAGTAAGATAGAGATACAAGAGAAGTACATTGAAGATTCTAAAAACAATAGGGATACTATTCTTTCTGAAAAGACAAATCTTATATCAACTAATGAAGAAGAAATCTTTGCAAACAAAAAGAAAGAAGACGAGCTTCAACAATCCACCGATACCTTTCTGGAAGCGATGAAGGGTGAAGACAAGGTTACTGATAAAAGAGATAAACTAAAAGATATTCAATTCTCTTTAAAAGATAAACACAATCGCAATACTTCACTGATTAAATTCTTTGAAGAAAATGATGATTGTCCTACTTGTGAACAACACATTGATGAAGAGTTCAAATGCAAATCTATAGATGAAAAACTTCTAGAGGTTAGAGAACTTGAAACTGGACTACACAAACTATCAGATGAAATGAATAAAGTCAACAAAAAAGTAAAAGACTTTAAAGACCTTGCAACTGCAATTCAAAAGAATCAAGTAGAGATTGGTAAGTATCGTAGTACAATCACTCAACTAGAGAAGTTCAATGCAACTCTAGAGGCTGAGATTAAAGGAATTAAAGATAAAGAAATTGCAGAAGAAGATGTAAAAAAACTTGACAAACTCCAAGAAAAGTTGTATAGTTATGAATCAAGTGCAAAAAAGTTAAAAGAAGAATTATTCTATTATGATATTGCACGAAACTTATTACAAGATACTGGTATCAAAACTAAGATTGTGAAACAATATTTACCTATTATGAATAAGTTGATTAATACATATCTATCATCTATGGATTTCTTTGTCAACTTTAATATTGATGAAAACTTTAATGAGACAATCAAGTCACGATTCCGTGATGACTTTGTATATGCAAATTTCTCTGAAGGTGAGAAGATGCGTATTGACCTTGCACTACTCTTTACTTGGAGAGCTATTGCAAAAATGAAGAACTCTACAAATACTAATCTATTAATCCTAGATGAAATCTTTGATAGTTCTTTGGATGCAGATGGTACGGATGCATTTCTAAAAATCTTGAATACTTTTGATTCGGAAAATGTATTTGTTATTTCGCATAAACAAGATATGTTGTTTGATAAATTCAGACACACAGTTAAATTTGAAAAAACTAGAAACTTTAGTAAGGTGGTATAATGAAACAGAGTGAAAGATTTTATGAACTATTAGAAGAAATGAAAAGAACCCATGATGCAAAACGTCATGACTATGCAAGTACAGAGGATGTATTCGCAAACTTCAGACATTGTGAAATCGCTGGTATTCCAGCATGGAAAGGTGTTTGTGTTCGTATTAGTGATAAGTTTAGTCGTATCATGGGGTTCGCAAGGAAAGAACGTCTANANGTAAAAGACGAAAGTATTAAAGATACTCTAGTAGATATGGCTAACTATGCTCTTATCGCATTAATTCTTTATGAGGAAGATAATGGGAAAAAGAAGTGAGTTTGAAAGAAAAGACAGAGACTTTTACCCAACTCCATATAAAGCAGTAGAACCTTTACTACCCCATTTACCAGAGAGTTTTACGTTTGCAGAACCTTGTGCTGGTGATGGTAGATTAATTAGTCACTTGACAAAACATGGTGGTGATGTAAGATATGCACTTGATATTGAACCTATGCACGAATGGGTAAAGTATGGTGATGCATTAACTCAAGGGTACACACAATGTGATTATATTATCACGAATCCACCTTGGAATAGAAAAGTTCTTCATCCCATGATAGAACACTTCGTTGACTTTAAACCTACATGGTTACTATTTGATGCAGATTGGATGCATACAAAACAATCAATTCCTTATACAAAATACCTTAGTAAAATCGTGAGTATTGGTAGAGTTAAATGGATTGAGGGTAGTTCTAGTGTTGGAAAAGACAATTGTTGTTGGTATCTCTTTGAAAGACAAGCTCATTATCCGATACAATTTTTTGGAAAAAAGTGAAAAAAAGACTTGACTTTGTTCTCATAACATGGTATGATTAATCATAATCAAAAAGAAAGGATTGTTTATGATTAAAACGAATAAAATACCAGAACTTTGTGGATGGGTAGGAATGATTCTTATTCATGGTGCGACAGCTCCAACATCCATTTCGGTATTAATGGGATGGTCAACTAATTTACCCCCATTGAATTTTATACTATTAATATGGTTAGGACTATTTCTGTTTCTAGTGAGAGCGTTATATGCTAAAGATATGTTATACATTGTATCTAATGCTATAGGATTTGCACTAAACAGTTTATTGTTAAGTTTAATTGCATTTAGTTAAAAAAAGACTTGACTTTGTTCTAAGAACATGGTATACTATGTATATAATCAAGAGAGAAAGTGAGTCGAAAATGGATGAAATTACACAATTACAAAAAGAATATGTTTTCTTTTCAGATATGTTAAAAAGTCTAGAAAAGATTAAAAAGAAGACGCCTGGAAATGGTTTCGCAAAAATAAAGTGTAAAGAACGAATTGCAGAAATGGATGCAATCTTTGAAAAGATTGACTATGCAGCTCAAATAACTTACGATTAAATGAAAAAAAGACTTGACTTTGTTCTAAGAACATGGTATAGTATATACATAATCAAAATTAAATAGTCATAAAGGAGAGAAAAATGGCACATATGGTAGAAACAATGGCATACGCTGGGGAACTTCCTTGGCACGGATTGGGTGTAAAAGTTATTGATGACTTGTCACCAGAACAAATGATGGAAAAAGCAGGAGTTAATTGGTCTGTTGAAAAACAAGACTTGGTAACCTCTGGTGGTTCAACCGTCAAAAGTAAACAAGCACTTGTACGGTCTTCAGACGGTCTTGTTCTTGACGTAGTTGGTAAAGGTTGGAATCCAGTTCAGAACGCTGATGCCTTCAATTTCTTTGAAGAGTATGTTCGTGCTGGTGATATGCAGATGCATACTGCTGGTTCGTTAAATGATGGTAAGATGGTTTGGGCACTTGCAAAGACCAACGAATCATTTGAACTTTTCAATGGTGACGTAACAGAGAATTACTTTCTGTTTTCAAATCCACATGAGTTTGGAAAAGCGATTGATATTCGTATGACACCAATTCGTGTAGTTTGCAACAACACTTTGACACTTTCACTATCACAAGATAGTAATACAATGGTTAAAGTTAATCACAGAAAAGAGTTTGACTCTGCTGAGGTTAAAGAACAGATGGGTATTGCTCGTGAGAAAATGGAACAGTACAAAACAATGGCTGAATTCCTTGGTTCAAAACGATACACTTCTGAGAATATCGTTCAGTACTTCAATGAAGTATTTGGTTCGGTTGCAAAAGAAAAGGTAGACGGTGTAACACCATTTACTTCCAACAATGCGAAAAACGCTATGGAATACTTGGATACACAGCCTGGTGCAAACTTTGCTCAAGGTTCATTCTGGAACGCTTTCAACACTGTCACTTACATGACAGACCATATTCAAGGACGTTCAAATGATGGACGTATGACTAGTTCATGGTATGGACGAAATCGTAGGGTCAAGTTGAAAGCACTTGATAAAGCACTTGAGTATGCAGAAGCTGCTTAAGAATTAGGGGGGAGAAATCCCCCCA